GGCTTCGCCAAAGACTGCGAAAAGACAAATCTCGCTGCGCTGGCTGGCTGGCGAGTATTCAGATTCACCGGCGATATGGTCCGCAGCGGTGCCGCTATTGCAACTGTTATCGAAGCATTGAAGGAGGCAGCATGAAGCACGCCAAACACTACGACCGCAACAAGACCGCAGCAAACCGCTTCGCTGCGATTAACAAGCTGATGGCGGCGAAAGTCGAGAAAGAGCCGGTGACAGATGAGTATGCTGCCGTCCTCGAAATTCGCGCCTATACCGCGCTGGACGCGATCACGCGCGGCCACGGTGGCAAGCCGCAATGGGATCTGATTGCCCGCTGCCTCAATCAGGCGTGGCTGTTTGCCAAGGGTGGCCTGGGCGCAGAGGTAAAGGATGTGCTGGACGCGTCGCACGAAGCCATGCGTCGGATGATTCCGCACTTTGACCGCACTGGCCAGGTTGCCTTTGCCTGCGAGATCGATCGCAAGAAGGTCGAGGAAGCGTTGAGCCTGTGGGGCGCGCAACTCCGCATGGCGAATATCGGGGAAGTGGACGTCGCGACCCAGATCATCGAGCGCGAATATTGGGCGCATGTTGAGCGGAGGGTCGCGTAATGCCACAAGCACCTACCACGCGCGATGCCATCGTTGCGCTTCTCAAAGACGTCGGGCCGATGACTGCGGCTGAAATCGCAAGCATGCTGGAGAAGAACATCAAGACAGTTCAATCCTGCATTGCGACTGCACGGAATACGAAGAAGCGATTTTTCTATATCCAGGGCTATGAATTTACCCCCGGCAGCAATGGTGTACCTGCCATCTACGCAGCCGGTCGAAAGCCCGATGCCGAGCGAGTAGACAGAGGGGCCACGCAGCATCTCTACTACGAGCGGACCAAACACCTGCGCAAGCTTTTGAATTCTCCCCGCGTAGGCCACTTCGATGTTTTGATTGCACAGGTGACATCCAAATGACCACTCTTATTCGCTGGACCCCTGAAGAAGATGCAGCACTCCGCGACAGGTGGATGCGCGACACGCCGGAAATGATTAGTGCTGACATGAATCGATCGGCTGATGGCGTCAAGAAACGCGCGCAGAAACTCGGCTTGCTCCCGCGCACATCTGGGCGTCGTATCGGCCACAAGCTCAGCGAGGACGCGAAAAAGAGCTTCCAGACGCACCGTTTCCATGCGAAGCAGGTGAAGGCACTCCACGCTCGTCCTATCACCCGCGATCCGTTCATTGCCGTTCTGTTCGGCGCATGCGAAGCGGTCAAGGCGACTGTACTGCCGTCGCGCGTGTTCAAGCAAAGCATGGAAGTTTCGGACGAGATGGAGGCCGCATGACCAACACCGAACATCCGCCCTCTGCGGCATTTTTCGATCTTCCGTTTGACTGGAAGACTGCGATGGCGGAATGGAACCTGAGACACGGAGAACGCAAATGACCAAGCCCCTCACCGAACCGACTCAGCTAGTTAAAGGGATGTCGCACAAGGAAATGCTGGAGATCATGCGATCAAACGACATCTTCTGCGGGCACGACAAGTTCGCGCGAATCCTGCAAGACGCCCAGCGCCGCGCTCTCGCCGACCGAGATGCGCGGGAGGCAAAGCCATTCGACGCAATGGAGCATCAAGTTTTGCTTGGCTATGACAAATCGGGCGATGCGGTGTTTGGCACTGATCCCGAGGCGCTTGCGGAATATCTCTCGAAGGAGGCGGCAAGTGGAGATTAATCGGCAGGCCAAGGACTTGCGGGGGATGCGTTTCAGTTCATTGGTCGTTAAGGATCTGGTCCACGTTGACGGTCCGACAGGAAAGCACGCTCATTGGCTGTGTGACTGCGACTGCGGCAAACAGCGCGTGACGCGGGGAACGGACCTGGTGCGCGGGAAAAAGACAGCATGTGTTGATTGTACGAGAGCTGCCACCATCGCAAAGAAAGTGTTGGTGGGAGGCAAGGTCCCGGGCATCTACGTAATAAGCAGCAACTGCGAGCAACTTTTCTATATCGGACAGACCATGAATCTTCGCAGAAGGGAGGGCGAACACCGGTACGTTCTAAAGAACGGCGTAGATCGGGGAAGGTTGGCCAACCCTCGCCTTACTGAGTCACTTAAGAAGCATGGACCCGATTCATTTGAGTTTTCTATTGTCGAATATTGCGATCGTGATTTGTTGATGGAAAGGGAATATCACTGGATCGAGGTCTATCGCGAGAAATATCCGGGCTGCGTGGCAAATTGGCACGGGCCCAGCAATATCGCAAACAAGGGTCTGCCGCGAACCGCTGAAGATTTGCGAAAGATTGCGGAGGGGCAGCGCAAGAGCAAATTGCTAAGAGAGCAACGTCTTTTTTTAGGGGGCTCCAGTGAATGAGCATTTGACAGATCTATTCCCGCCGCACATCAAACCCGTGCGAGTCGGGGTCTATCTCACCCAGTGGTACGACGCCGGCTGGAATTATGACTGGTACATCTGGTTTGACGGAAGGCACTGGCGCGACGCAGAAGGCGGCTGGGCGCTCTCGGATCAAAACGTAACTTGGCGCGGGCTTAAGGAGAATGCAAATGCAGACCACGGCTGAAATCGTAACGAACATCAAGCGCATGACGTCGAAGATCGAAGAGGCGACGGCCAAAGGTTTCGTCACCGACTACTCGCTGAAGCTGCTCTATCAACTCGAATCGTCGGTGGATGCCCTGCTCACGTTGGCAACGGCGGAATTCTGGACGGCTGAGAAGCGGGGTGCGCGATGAAATTCCTCTCCCTACTGATCTGGCTATCTCTCGGTCTTATCGGGGGACTTATCACTTGCGTTGCTACGGCGTGTATGTGGCCGTTCCTCCTGCTCGGTTGGATCGGCGGATGGATTATCGAACTCGGAGAACGTTTCGAATGAGTGACAAGCGAGTAACCGTCAGCAAGGTTCTCTTCAACCAGAAGCAGAACGAGTTGCTTCAGCGCTGGTGCGAGCTGGCCGCGTCCAATGGCGGAGCGTTTGCCGTCAATCAGGAATGGACGGACCGCAACTGGTACACAACCTACACCATCGAATGGCCGGAAGGCATTCGGATTCCGGAGGGCGCATGAGCACGATCACTCCGACGTTCAGCGGAGAAGTACAGTTGGCCGCCTGGAGCGAGAGCCACTCAGGGGGCTGCAAAGTGGTCCTGTGGCTTGCCGACCCTAGCGACCTCGATGCATTCCGCGCGCTCACCGTCCGTAAGGGCAACGCGGCGGGCCATCGTTTCATGGCTGTGCTGGTCGAAGTGGGTGACGACGAGCAGCCGGTGCAGCCGGAACCTGAGAAGCCCAAGGGCGGAGTGTTGGCTAAAGAAGCGGCTATGTTGTGCGACATGCCCACCTTCCGGGAGTTCTGCGAGGAACAGGATGCTGAGGGTGCGGCCGACTGGATTCGCTTCACTTGCAACGTCGCGAGCCGAGCCGAGCTGGATAACTCCGAGCGTGCGGCTGCGCTGTTCAGGTCGAACGTTCGCGGTCCCTACATGAAGTGGAAGCAATCGCGAGGTGCGGCATGAAAACAAGCACAACAATGTTTATGGGCATGGCCATCATCGGCGCGCCGCATCTGAATTCACAGACTGCGGTATTCGTTCAGGTAGTCGCCTTCGTGGCTGGCATTGTCGCCGCGTGGATGGAATCGTGAAGAGAACGCCGCTTACGCGAAAAACGCCACTCAAGCGCGGCTCCTGGAAAAGCTCGCCAACCGACTCAAAGGACTGGCGAGCCGAGTTGAGGAGTGGTGGGATTAAGCGGAAGTCTCGCCCCGCTGCGAACAAGGCCGAGAAGGCGCATATGGATGCAGTCGTGCGAATGGGATGCATAGCCTGTCGCAATGCGGGTCTAGGCGAGACGCCGTGCGAGATCCACCACGTGCGTTTCCTCGCGGGTGCCGGCCAGCGTGCAAGCCATATGGACGTCCTGGGCCTCTGCCCTCCTCACCATAGAACGGGCGGTCATGGCGTGGCGATACACGACGGACGCGAGACGTGGGAAAGCATCCACGGCACAGAAGCGGATTTGCTTGCGCAGACGAAGCGCGAGTTGGGGATTGAAGAACAAATGGAGGCGGTTTGAATGAATTGTCACTTTTCACGGGCGCTGGAGGTGGATTGCTCGGAACCCATCTGCTTGGATGGCGCCCTGTCGGATATGTCGAATGGAACGACTACTGCCAGCGAGTCATCGCCGCGCGCATCCGAGACGGCATCCTGCCTGCCGCTCCAATCTTCACTGACGTGCGTGAGTTCGCACAGTCCGGTTCAGCCGACCAATACCGAGGAGTTGCGGACGTGGTTACAGCGGGCTTTCCCTGCCAGCCGTTTTCTCTCGGAGGAAAGCAACTCGGCGAAGCCGACGAGCGCAACATGTGGCCCGCAACGGCAGATGTCATTCGCCGTGTACGACCGCGATGCGCTCTGCTGGAAAACGTCACAGGGCTCATTGTTTCTGGATACATCGGAACAGTGCTCGGTGACTTGGCCTCGATGGGGTTCGATGCACGATGGGGAGTGCTGGGAGGTCACCACATTGGAGCCGCCCAGCGTCGAGAACGAGTCTGGATTCTTGCCTACGCCAAGGGCGAGCGTCGGAACTCACGGAATCTGCTGGAGTCGAGCCAAGAGCGGCGAGCACCGCAGCCAGATCGAGGATTACCTCGCCTGGTTAAGCCTCAATCATGGCGGCCAAGTAGTTTCGGGGCGCACAGTGAATGCGGACTTCCAGGATTGGCTGATGGTGTTCCCTTCAGCGTGGACAGACTTAAGGCCTCTGGAAATGGCCAGATTCCTGGCGTGGCGGCTCTCGCATTCACCCTACTCTCAAACGAATGACAAGGAGGCAGCATGACAAATCTCGACAAGCTGGAAGCTTTGGCGAAGGCGGCCACTCCTGGTGAGTGGCATAGATCCGAGCGTCCGTCAGGCCCGTTCTGGCACATCTACGCGGACCACACCGTGGACGGCAAGCCATGCTTATCTGGCAAACAGTCAATCGGCACGATGCATGCAGAGAACAAGCGCACCGGCAGCAAAGCCTATGCCGCGATGTTTGAGGCTAATGCCTCGTTTGTCGCAGCCGCCAATCCCGCCGCAATCCTAGAACTATGCGCAGAGGTGCGGAGGCTGCGGGAGCTGGCGCGACTACAGAGCGAAACGGTCCGGTACGCCGATAGTGTCTGCGGGATGCTTCGATCTGGGGGTTGGCCCGGTAAGGCTGAAGCGCTGGAGGCCCGCATTAAGGCAGTAATCAAATTCGACGAGGAAAATCAATGAGCAAGCTAGACGAAATCGATAGCCGCTATCGCGGAGCAGCAATTGACACACTCGTCGCACTGGTTGAGCGTGGGCCACTCGAAGACGGCGACGTGCCGTCAAAGACCGGCCGCAATATCCTTTGCGAATTGGGGCTTGCCAGCAAAGTCGTTGTCAAAGGTCAAGACGGATATCAGGCCGCCACATACGAGGGCGCTGAGGCCTACCGCGAGCATTTCGGTAATGCTGACTACATCCGAGAAGCGACAGCGTTCAGAAAGGCAGCAAGGGCCATTTCGAGCGCGAAACACTGGAGATAACCCCATGCTCGGCGTCATTGGTCCGCATTGGCTCCCTGCCCTGCTGGTCTACGTGGCGCTGAGCTTGGTTGTTTGGGGTGTGCGCGAACGCAACCTGTAGCGTTTCTCACCGAGTCACAAGCAAGTAGTAGTGCTTAATGATATAATTGACAAAATCCGCAACGGGAGTTAGCGATGACGTTGGACCAATCGGAACAAGTCGAAGATCTGCTGCTTTCGTGGCACCGATGGCAGTCAGTTTATTTCCCCTCGCTAGGAGCGCCGCGCTGCTCACCGACCTTTCGCGACTGCGAATCTGGGAAAAGCCCCCCGAATGTGATTGAGCAAGCACAGATAGCCGACGAGAAGATTTGGAGGCGCACGAGTGAAACCGTGGAGGCCTGCGTGGATGCCCTGCCGAAGTGGGAGCATCGAGCATCCATTCAAGCCTCCATGCACAACAAGCGTTGCGGAGCCACCGTGTTTTCGAATCCGCGCCTGACTGCCGAGCAATCGCATCAGTTCTATCAGGAAGCAAAGGAACTGCTCTATCCAAAATTCGTCGCGCGCGGGCTGATCAAGATTGTGGAGGTGGTGGCGTGAGCATTCGAATTTCAATACCGACGACAACCAGGGATCACTGGTCGGGCTATGAGGTTGACACGACCATGACTTTTGACCTATCGGTAGGCCAAGCACAAGCATTGGTTGCATCGATCAGCGCTCAAATTCCTGCGGAGCGGGAACGCAAGGAGCGCGAGGCTAAGGAGGAAATCGAACGCCTCGAATCGCGCCTTCGCACACTCAAAGGATCGGCAACATGATCAGCCTTGACGTACTGGAAGCGCTGGCGATAAATGCGAGCGTAGAGGATGGGCCGTCCGTGCGCGATTGGCAGGACTATTGCCGCGTTACGGGTCCAGCATACATCCTTGACCTGATCGCGGAGGTGCGCAGGCTGCGGGCGCGCAGTGCGCTCGCGGACAGCGTTTCTCACTACGCCGACAGCGTATGCGGGATGCTGCGACAAGGCGGTTGGCCCGGCAAGGCTGAGGCACTGGAATCGCGAATCAAGGCCGTAATCGACTTCGACAAGGAAAGCCAATGAGCAATCAGGCGGAAGTGATGCGCTTTGACCCGGCAACGTGCATGCCGCGACCTTATCCGAGCCATGCCGAACAGTACCGTGAGTGGCACGGCAAGACGGCATGGCTCTATAACCCATGGACGGGCGATCTGCGCGACCCGCGAGATATTGGCTCAGACGTCTTCGGGCATCTGATTGTTCGCCCGCAACCAGAAGAGCGAGCGCTCTAAAAATATTTTCTCCAAGGGGTTGTATACCCCGCCGATTTGGGGTACTGTACAGACGTGGTGCTAGAGCTACATCTAGCGCCAGTAGCAAAAAGATACCCCAAGCCCGCCAGGTTCGCGCCTCGCGGGCTTTTCCGTTTTCAGGTTTGCCATGGCCCGCTCGATCACATTTCAAGGTGCGTTCGGCGGCGATCCGTTGGCGAATCTTGAGCGCAATCGCGCCGAGCAAGCGGGCAAGAAACCGACAAAGCGCGAGTGCCTTGAGATGGGAAATCGCCCGCTGTCCGATTCGGGCCGTCGCACGCCGGATGAGGCCGTAAAACCCGCGCACAAGACGTTCGAAGCCTTTCTCGGCGAAGAAGTCGCCCCCAAGCAAAGAAGTGAGGCTTGGAAGCGCCTGGAATCCCTCTTCACTAAACCATAAGCGTTCTCAGGCGCAATGATTGGCCTACTTCCTTGTGTGGGCTGCTCGCTGTGAAGCGCCGGCCGTACCAGTCATTGCGACCTGAGAGCGTTAAATTGATGAGCAAGAAAACGAAGACCGATGCCTTCTCGCGCATCGTGGCTTTGCTTGCTGGCGAGGTGAGAGCCCCGCTCCACTGGCCGAGCAGCATGACACGCCGCATCTCATCCCGGAAACGGTTCTCATGACCGCCCAGCAAATCATCGACAGCCTCGAACGCGACATCGAGCGCATGCGCATCGATCCGGCGTTGCTGAAGAGCTTGGTGGCGCGGTTGGACGTTCTACGCGAGATGGTGAAGCATGGCGGCTAGGAAGACGGTCAAGATCGAGCCGGCTGAGCCGCAGCACATCTGTAAGGAATGCCGCCATGTGCATCTGAAGCGCGCTGAAGGCTTGTTCTGCAGGCGCTACCCGCCGACTCCGGTATATGAATACCAGTCTGGCGCGATCTCATCGAACTGGCCCGAAGTAGATCCGCAATTTTGGTGCGGCGAGTTCGCGCCTCAACTTTCTTCGTAAGGGTATAGCGTGGCGAAAACCTATGACGCACGATTGCGGGAATGGGCGGACGCGCGCGAAATTTCCTTTTTGGATGCAGTGGAGAAGCACGCGTCGCCCACGGCTGCGGCTGCCGCGGTTGGGGTGCATCATAGCGTCCTGATTCGCGCGCTGGATCGGCTGGAGAAGCGGGCGGCAAAGGTGGGTTGGTCTCCGGGCCACGATATGACGCACATCGTCCCTGACGGCTTTCTCGTCAAGGGCGTCAGCACCTATTACGACGATGAGGGTAAGCCGCGCGGCCAGTGGGTCAAATCGGCCGTAAATCGGGAGCGACAGGAAGAGATCCTGCGCGAGGCATTCGCGGCGATGGCGGAAACGCTGCCGCGCGTTCGGCCCCGCGAAGCTCCAGCCCACGGCAGCGCTGACCTGCTGAACTGCTACGTCATCACCGATTTCCATCTCGGAATGCTCAGTCACAAGGAAGAAACTGGCGCAGACTGGGATATCAAGATTGCCGAGAACCTGATCATCCGGTGGTTTGAGCAAGCGATTGCCCAGTCGCCGGACGCGGAGACGGCAGTATTCGCGCAGCTCTCGGATCTTCTACACTCCGACTCGATCGAAGCCCTTACGCCTGCGTCAAAGCATGTCTTGGACGTGGATACGCGGTTTCACAAGATCGTCCGGACGGCGATTCGCATCCTTCGCACCGTGATTGACATGCTGCTCGCGAAGCATAAGCGACTGCACATCGTCATGGCGGACGCGAATCATGACCCGGTAAGCCAAATCTGGATGCGCGAATGGTTCTCGGCCATTTACGAGAACGAGCCACGCATCACGGTTGATCGCAGCCCGTCGCCGTACAACGCCTACGAGTTTGGCAAGGTTGCGCTGTTCTTTCACCACGGCCATAAGCGCAAGGTGACGAACGTTTCCGAAGTGTTCGCGGCCCAGTTTCGCGAGATGTTCGGACGCACCCAGTATGCCTATGCGCACACAGGCCATCTTCATAGCATCGACGTGAAGGAAAACAACCTGATGGTGGTTGAGCAGCACCGCACGCTGGCCGCGCCTGACGCATACGCAGCGCGTGGCGGCTGGTTGTCTGGGCGCGATGCGCAGACCATCACGTATCACCGCGAATACGGCGAAGTCTCGCGCGTGCGGATCAACAGCAACATGCTTCTGAACGCCGCCTAAATCCCCTCAACAGGGACGCTGATCCCTGGGATGGGGATGGAAGATCTCCATGGCCGTAAATGCAATCGGCTAAGCCCAAGGCTCCGGTTCTCACCCCGAGCGGCCACTAACCTAGTCGGTGCCGAGTAGTGAGCCGGTCGGATGCCTCACGAAACGAGGCCTCTCACTAGCCTGCATTTGAGCCTATTCAGGTAGCCCCCGCGAGGGGCGCATCAGTGCGGGCCAGTGAGAGCGAATGCGCGTGCTGACGCGCCCGAAAAGATAGGACGCGAGAGCGACGCCAATGCCCTTCGCGATGCGTGCCGGAGATCAGAACTGGCCGCTCTCAACCATCAATGGGCACTTGGCAGTCTGCGGAGCATACCGACGAAGGGTGAATGCGCAGCCCCGAAAGGTCAGTTCGCGGTGACGGTTCGATTCCGGCTCATGCCCACCAAATGCGCACCAAAGCGCACATACCCCGCATCGTTTCCACGGAATGCGCATCATGACGCTCAATTGTGCCCTAGGCCAGTACATGAACCTCTGCGCCCGCAACGCGTGGCTATGGTCGCAGTACTCGCGCCAATGGTCGGTGTGGTACGACGGCTTGGCGCTGGCGTGCTACGGCCTGTAGCGCCTTTCTGCGTGCGCCTCTAGTGGGCGTAGGCACGAAGGCGAAACGTAACCGGTAGCGCGCGCCGATCGGCGACCACTGCGTCATGCGTACTGGTCCTAGTAGCCTCCATTTCTCCAGTCGACCCTTCGACTTTGCCCGTAGGGGCTTTCTTATTCGGAATCGCGAATCACGCAGAGAAGTTTGAGGATCTCTTCGCAATTGCGACGGTAGAGCGCAACCATCGTGCGACCATGCTCATCGTCGCCTAGGTAAAGCGGATCGCACATCTCGTTGTGGAAAGACGTAACCGCGGCGCGCAGCGTCTCGGATTCGGCGTCGGAGAGGCCTAAACCATTGATGGTGATAGCGGCTGGACTCATGGCTCATTTCCTTATCAGTTGGCCGCAAGTCGGGCAGCGCTTGTGCTCGGTATTCTCGGCGTTGATCTTTGCGCGCGTCACGGTAGACACGGCCAGATTGAACTTGAGCGCAGCCGCGCGGGCTGAAACACCGGGATTCTGGCGCATCCACTCAAGTGCCTGCTGAGTCTTGCTGAGTGCCATAGAGCCTCCTTAGTAGCCGAGCCAGTCACGAGCAGCCTGCATGCTGTTCTCGATCACGGACCAATAGGGGCCGCAGAGTTCGCCAGCCGCATCCGGCGAGCCGTTGCCAGCATATTGCTCCTCGCAGATCAGCTTGCCATTAGGCAGCATGACAACGCGGAATGAGTGTTGGCGGATGAATGCGCAGACAGGGGCTTGGCTCATTTTCGGCTCCGGGTGGTTCATTGCTGGGGTGATTCCAGTATAGCCTGTTGCGAGCAAATAGCAACATGAATTTTACAGGGGTTAGAGAAACACCCTATGAAAGAGACCGCTTATGCCTATCTGCGGCGCCCGCACGAGAAGCGGCGGCACATGCCAAAAACACGCACTTGAAGGGGCGACCCGCTGCCGTCTGCATGGAGGCGCGTCGTCGAAGGCGAACAAGGGGAATGCTCACGCCGTCAAACACGGCTTCTACTCCGACGCCCTACTTCCCGAAGAGAAGTTGCTCTACGAGCGCGCCGAGGTCGGCAGTCTCGACGACGAGATTCGGCTGGCTCGGGTGAAGCTGCATCGGTTCGTCAAGCTATCTGGCTCGCTTGATCTGCAGCAGATGATCGACGGCGCGTTAGAGGTTGCCCGCAAGTCTGGGATGGCCTACGACCACGCCACGAAAGAGATGGCGCCATTCGAGAAGCAGGAAATCAAGGCCGCCGCACCCGACTACGCTGACCTGATCATTCGTCAGATTGACCTGATACGGAAGCTGGAGTTGGCGCGACTCGACATCAACAAGGCTGGTGGCGGCGAAGATCCTGACGCCATGGAGCGCGAAGACACATTTATATCGCCCGATGAGCCGATCCCCGACAAACCGATCCTCTGACGGGATCCAGCTAACGCCGAAACAGGCGAACATATACGTTCATGGCTGGCAGCAATATGCCCGTTTCCGCGATGCAGTGTGTGGTCGACGCTTTGGCAAGACGTTCCTAGGCGCGAAAGAGATGCGCCGCGCGGCTAAACTTGCGGCCCGATGGGATGTCTCGCCCGATGATGAGATCTGGTATGCAGCTCCGACGTTCAAGCAGGCCAAGCGTGTTTTCTGGCGCCGGCTGAAGCGAGCCATCCCGAGATCGTGGATGGATGGACGCCCGAACGAGTCCGAGTGCTACATCCTGCTCAAGACCGGCCATATCATCCGAATTGTCGGACTCGACGCCTACGACAATCTGCGCGGCTCCGGCCTGTTCTTCGTGCTGGTAGACGAATGGGCCGACACGATATTCGAGGCGTGGAAGGAAGTGCTTCGCCCCATGCTTTCGACGTGCAAGTACACGATTGACGGCATTGAGTACGTCGGCGGCCACGCGCTGCGCATCGGCACGCCAAAGGGCTTCAATCATTGCTTCGACACCTATCAGGCCGGTCAGCCGGGCGGGGAACCCGATCACAAGTCGTGGCTCTATACGACGCTGCAGGGTGGTAATGTCCCGCAAGAGGAAGTCGATGCCGCCCGCCGCAACCTCGATGCGCGCACGTTCCGCCAGGAATATGAGGCGAGTTTCGAGAACTACTCGGGCCGCGTCTATTACGACTTCGATCGGCGCAAGAATGTCCGGTCGTGCCAGATAGACGAATCGCTGCCGCTGCATATCGGCGTCGACTTCAATATCAACCCGATGTCGGCGACCGTGTTTCAGGAGCACGGCGGCGAAATCTGGCAGGTCGATGAAATCGTTATTCAGACCAGTAACACGCATGAACTCTGCGACGAGATTGTGCAGCGTTACCCGAAGTTCGACGTCAAGCGCATCACCGCCTATCCCGACCCGGCCGGCGCCCAGCGACGCACAAGCGCGCAGGGCATGACCGACATCGGGATCCTGCGCAAGGCGGGGTTCAACGTGGTGGCGATGTCCTCGCATCCGCTGGTGCGTGATCGCGTGAACATCGTGAACGGCAAGATCTGTTCGGCTGACGGCGTTCGGCACATGTTCGTCGATCCCAGGTGCAAAGACTCGATCAAGTGCTACGAGCAACTTTGCTACAAGGAAGGGACTGGCCAGCCCGACAAGGATAGCGGGCTCGACCACTTGCCCGATTCGGCCGGCTATTACATCTATGGCCGGTTCGCCTACAAGCCCACCCAATCCGCCCACGTCCCCCACATGCACAGGTGACGCATGAAGAAAATCCACATCAACCCAGCGCACAAGTAACGGAATCGCATGTTCAAGACCATTCAGTCCAAGCTGCCGAAAGACAAGGATCTGCCGGAGCGCAATTTCCGGCTCCAGGTCTTGCAGCGTGTGCTGAATGGCACGCTGTACGACGAGTTGCCTCACGCCTTCCACGAAGAGCAGAACGGGGCCGAGGAATACATTCCGCTGCGTGACCGGCGTCCGTGTGTGCGCTCGAACCTCTGCCGAACAGTGGTTGATGATTCCGTCTCGCTGCTGTTCTCGGAGGGGCATTTCCCGACCGTCGAGATGGACAGCGACGAGCAGAAGGCCGCGATCGCCAAACTGATCAAGGAGATCAAACTCAACGCGGTGATGATCGACGCTGCGACGCGCGGTTCCGTTGGTTCGGTGGCGATTCTGTTTCGAGTGCTCAAGAAGCGCGTCTTTCTAGACGTGATGAGCACGGAATACCTCACGCCGAACTGGGACCCGGAAGCGCCCGATACGTTGCTGTCGGTGACGGAGAAATACAAGGTCAGCGGTAAATCTCTCGCCGATCAGGGCTACTCGATCGCGAAAGATGAGTTGGGCGCGACGTTCTGGTTTCAACGAGACTGGAACGACGGCGCTGAAGTGTGGTATCTGCCATGGAAGGTTGCCGACGAGAATCAAGAGCCGAAGATCGACAAAGACAAGACGGTCGAGCATGAACTCGGCTTCGTGCCTGTCGTGTGGATACGCAATCTCCCTGGCGGGGATGCGATTGACGGCGCTCCGACGTTCGCCGACGAAGCGATCGACACGCAGATCGAGATCGATTACCAGCTCTCACAGGCTGGCCGCGGGCTGAAGTACACGTCTGATCCGACGCTGCTCATCAAGGAGCCGGCATACGGCGAACAAGGCCCGACCGTGAAGGGTGCGGCCAACGCAATCAAGGTGTCCGCTGAGGGCGACGCCAAGTTGCTCGAGATCAACGGCACGGGTGCCGCGGCGGTCCTCGATTACGTCAAGCATCTGCGTGAAATCGCGATCGAGACGATGCACGGCGACCAGACGAGCCCCGAAAAGATGGCGGCTGTCCAGTCTGGGCGAGCGATGGAAATCGCCAAGCGCGCGTTGGTGAATCTCGCCGACCGGCTACGCATCAGCTACGGCGAAGGCGCTATCAGCGAAATCGTCTTCATGGTCGTCAAGGCATCGCAAAAGATCGCGCTGCAGTTCAAGAACGGCACCAAGGTCGGCAAGTTCGATGCGAACTCCGACATCTCGTTGCGCTGGCCCGACTGGTTCGAGCCGACATTGCAAGACATGGCCGCTCGCGCCAACACCCTCAAGACGCTCTGCGATTCGGGACTGCTCAGCCGTGAGACGGCGATCAAGATCCTGGCGTCGGAATACGACATCGAAGACGCGAAGGCTGAAAAACTCCTCGCCGATGCAGACATGGCTGAAAGAAACGCTGCGGCCCAGGTGAAAGCGCAGATCAACGAATAGGAGCCTTCATGGCTGCAGTCAGTTCATCAGGCCGCCCGATCGAGACGGTCGAGCCGCCTTCCAACTATCAGGTCGTGCCCGCCAGTTCGACGAACGTCGTGCTCAAGACGGCAAACGGCGGGACTGCCGACTACATCGAGAACCTGATCTGCGTCGTTTCGACGGCGGCGACCTCGCAGGTGCAGATCAAGGACGGCACTGGGTCGGCTATCACCGTGCTTCCCAACGCCGTAGCCGGTGGCATCGGCACGTACGTTATCCGCCTCGCCGCGAAATCCAACTCAGGTAGCTGGCAAGTCACGACGGGTGCTGGCGTCTCGGTCATTGCGACGGGCGCGTTCACTTAAGTATCACCACCCGGCTTGATGCCGGACATCAAACCTGGCCGCTCGATGCGGCCTTTTTCTTTTGGAGAGGGCTAGATGCCTAATCTGCTTCGACAGTTGATGATGCAACACCGCCTGATGGAAGGCGAGCCGACCGACCCCGGCTCATCCGCGCCCCCGACCCCGGCCGCCGCTCCGGTGGCAGGCAAAGAGACATTCTCCCGCGAATACGTGCAGGAACTGAGGCAGGAAAACGCCAGTTACCGCACGCGCGCCATCGAGGCCGAGAAGAAGGCTCAGGAAGCCGAAACGAAGGCGACGAAGGCTGCTGAAGAGGCTGAAGCGAGGGCAAAGAAGGCCGCCGACGACGCCGACGCGAAGGTGAAGGACACGCACACTTCCGCAGAGCAACGCATCATCCGCGCCGAACTGAAGGCGGAAGCCATCAAGGCCGGCATGGTGGACCTCGACGGCCTGAAACTGGCCGACCTGTCGAGCATCAAGATCGACGAGAAGGGCGACATCCAGGGCGCGGCCGAGATGATGGTCGCGCTCAAGGAATCGAAGCCGTATCTGTTCAAGGAAGCAACCAGCACATCCCACGCTGGCGACCCCCCTCCGAAGAAGAAAGCCGAACCCTTCGACGCTCGCACCGCGACGCCCGAAGAACGCAAGGCAAAGGCCCGCGAGTTGGGCCTGAACCTCAAGCACTAAACACGTAGCACCGTATCGCCCCGTGAGTCCTGACGACGAGGGGAAACGAAGTCAATTTCCCTTTTATTCAGGACTCTCAAAATGGCATTGAACAATCTGCCGGCCGCGCTGCAAAGCGTCATCCAAACCGGCTTCCTTGAGCATCAATTTGGTCTGCCGCTGAAGGCCAAGCTCGGCTTCCGCGCGATTGCCGACCGCGAGCCGTTCACGGCGAACATCGGTGAAACGATCACCAAGACCCGTACAGGTCTTCTCTCGGCCGTCACGACGCCGATGTCGCCGGCCGCGAACTCCGACATCACGTCGGGTCTGACGCCGCAGAACTACTCGGTCGAACAGTACATCCTGTCGATCGCGCAGTACGCCGCGAACATGCAGATCAACATCGTGACGCAGAAGGTTGCGATTGCGAACCTGTTCCTGCGCAACGCCTATGCGCTTGGCGAGCAGGCATTCCGCTCGGTCGATACGCTCGCACAACAGACCCTGTTCAATACGTACATGGGCGGCAATACCCGCGTGCGCGTGACCCTTGGTTCGCCCGGCGTGACGATCTCGGTCGACGATATCCGCGGCTTCCAGAACACGCTGAACAGCGCGGGTCAAGTCGTTGCGATTTCCGTCTCGAACCCTGTCAACGTAGTGGTTGGCTCGAACACCTACTCGCTGACGGGCGCGACCGCTGACGGCTCCAACGTCTCGA